GAGACGCATAATAGGAGTAAGAAGAAATGGCAATACCATTTAATGTAGATAGATTTAAAGCTGAACTAACGAACGGTGGGGCAAGACCCAACCAGTTTGCGGTTCAATTAACATTTCCTAACTATGTTGCAAGTCGCGCACTCGCAGTAACTAAAGCTCCATTTTTAATTACTGCGGCAGAATTACCTGGTCAAACATTAGGTGTTACCCCGGTGTATTATCGGGGTAGACTAATAACAATGGCTGGTGATAGAACATTTGCACCTTTTAGTTGTACTATACTTAATGATTCGGGGTTTACTCTTCGGACTGCTATAGAACAATGGATGAACGGTATGGAAAATTTAAGAACAAAAACTGGTGCATTAACTCCGGCGCAATATCAAACAGATATGTTTATATCGCAGTTAGATCGTAACGGTGCTATTCTTAAACAATATAAAATGCTAGGTGTATTTCCTACAGATATTGGTGCAGTTGGATTGGATTTTGGTACAAATGATCAAATATCTTCATTCCAAGTTGCATTCCAATATCAGTCATTTGAAGTTAGTAGTACACCCGCATCGCAGTTGGTTGATTCGTTGAATATATTTGGTTCAGTCGCAGGTTAATATTATATAAAGTGATTTAATTATGGCAATTAAGCTATTTGGTTTTACTATCGCTCGAGAAGAAGAGAAGATAGATAAAAGAAACCAAGAATTCATGACACCGGTATCTGATGATGGTGCTACTACTATACAATCCAGCGGCATTCAAGCTGGAGGGTATTTTGGCACCTATTTAGATATGGATGCTACGGCAAAATCTGAGTCAGATTTAATTACCCGATACAGAGAAGCCGCAGCATATTCGGATTGTTCTACAGCAGTAGATGAAATTGTAACTGAAGCAATCGCATCTGTGGATGACGATGTTGTAGTAAAAATCAATTTGGACAAGTTAGATATTCCAGATGATATAAAAGATACAATTGAAAATGAATTTAATAAAATACTTGAGCTATTAGAGTTTAATAATAAAGCTCATGATATTTTTAGAAGATGGTATATTGACGGTCGTCTATACTATCAAAAAATTATTGATATGAAAAACCCTAAACGAGGGATTGTAGAATTGATGCAAATCGATCCTAGAAAAATTCGTAAAGTAAAAGAAATTAAGAAGGAAAAGGATGTTAATTCCGGTATAGACATAATTAAAGATATAAAAGAATTCTTTATCTATAACGAAAAGGGAATAAATTACAACCCTAATTATTCATTCTCTACTACTGCAAATCAAGGCATTCGCATTTCACCTGACGCAGTAGCATTTGTTCCTTCGGGAATGATGGATTTAGAAAAGAATGTTGTACTTGGTTATTTACATAAATCAATCAAGGCGGTAAATCAATTAAAGATGATGGAAGATGCTCTGGTAATTTACAGATTAGCAAGAGCACCGGAACGTAGAATATTTTATATTGATGTAGGTAATTTACCTAAAATTAAAGCTGAGCAATATTTAAAAGATATTATGGCTCGCTATAGAAATAAAATTGTGTATGATTCTAACACAGGTGAAATTAGAGATGACAGAAAGTTTATGTCGTTACTTGAAGATTTCTGGTTACCTCGCAGAGAAGGTGGCAGAGGAACCGAAATTACCACGTTACCTGGCGGTGAAAATTTAGGGCAAATTGAGGATATTAATTATTTTCAAACCAAATTATATCAAGCATTAAATGTTCCTTTATCTAGAATGCAAGCGCAATCCGGTATATCTTTTGGTAGAGCAACCGAGATTACTAGAGACGAATTAAAATTTGCAAAATTTGTGGGTAGACTTCGCAAAAAGTTTAATATTTTATTCAATGATATTTTGAAAACACAATTGCTTCTAAAGGGTGTGTTGACAGATAAAGATTGGGAAAGTATTAAAGAAAAGATTCAGTATAAGTATGCGCAGGATCAATACTTTGATGAGATGAAAAGTGCTGAGAATTACAGAAACCAAATTGATTTGTTAAATATGATAACACCGTATGTTGGTACATATTTTAGTCAGCGGTTCGTAATGAAAGATGTACTACGTATGTCAGATAAAGAAATACAAATTATGAAAACTGAGATTGGGCAAGAGCCCCCGCCTCAGCAAATAAATACAGAACAACCCGGTAATCCGCCGCAATAGGAGTTATTATGGAAAAAGAAACAATTAGAAGTATGGTAAGTAATATTATCGCTAACCGCGAAACCGATGCTATGCGAGACTTTGATGCGGCTATCGCAGATAAGTTAACAGATGCACTTGACCATAAAAAACAAGAAGTTGCATCTGGCTTAGGTGAATCGGATAAAACAAATTATGCCGATGCACCAGGACCAGCTGGCGAAAAAGGATTCACTAATAAATTATTAAGAGTTGCTGGAATAATCGGCGATATATTTACCGGTCAATTAGGTAAAGACATAGCAACGCCTGACGAAAAACCTCCTATTCAGCCCCCTCAGCCCACCGGAAAAGCTGCCGCAAAGCCTGACGCCCCTAAGAGATAAAAATAAATTAAGATGAAAAAATTTAATTCAATTCGAGAAGAGTCACTTTTAGAAAAATTAAAATCGTCAGATCCTACAGGCAAATGGATTCACGATTTTGTAAAAAGCGACAATCCTAAATTTGCAGGTAAGAGCAAACAGGAAAGAATCCGCATGGCGTTAGGTGCATCATATGCGTCTAAACGCAATGAAGAAGTTGAAATTGATGAGCAAATGGTACCACCTAAAGGGTTTCGTAGACCCGGAGATGACCGAGGTTCAGAAATGGGCGCCGGAGGTGGAGGCGGCGGTACTACAACTAGTAATGTAGGTAAAACAGTTCCAATTGGGGGCGTATATCGCAGATATGCAGAACCAGCAGCCGAGCCAGTTAAAGCAGAGCCAGTTAAATCTGATCTTAAAACTAGATATGATGCGGAGATGGAAAAGGTACGTGCGGGAAATGCCAGCACCAAAAAACCAGATTATCCGACATTGACCGACGTAATTCCCGAACCATCGAAAACTAGTAAACCCGATCGTGCAGGTAGAAAAGAACCTACAATGGGAGAACCGGTTTCTCCCCCAGATCGTATGGGCAGAAGAGAACCTACAATGGGAGAACCTTCAACAAAACTTACAAAACGAGAAATTGCATCTCGTCTAAGAGAGCCAAGTGGACCAATTGGTGAAGAATTAGACATGAAGAAAAAAGCTATTCCTGTTGGAGTAATTGATGGTCCCGGTGGCTACGAAGAAGCACAGAAACGTATCAAAGATTACGAAGACGGAAAAATTAATAAAGACGGCAGGCAACTTCCACCAATAGAAGATAGATCTAAACCGGCTGACAAGCTAAAGACCAAGGCTGTTGCTGAAGAACTGGATGCACCTAAGACGCAGGCATCTCAATTAAAAGATATGTTGTCTAACCCGCAACATACAAGCAATCCTGACCACAAATCTCAATTAGAAAAAAGATATAAAATTGCAAAAGATAGAGAAGATTTAGACCAAGGACAAGCTGTAGACAAAACAGGTAAGGCGATGCCTGTATTACCTCCTGCGGATTTTGCGAAAAAGAATCCAAATTTCAATAAAGAAACGGTTGAAGAACTTAGCAGTTTGAAGGCGCTAGATGAGATTGCTAAAAAGATAAAAATTAAAATTAATTACCCAAAAGAAACTGCACAGGAAAAACTATACAGGACGCATCAGGAAAAAAGAAAGAAAAGCGGATTACCTGATCCTAGCCAGTACAAACAATATGCTGCACAAAAGCAAGCAGAAATTGATGCTATGAAAAATGAAGCCGCTAAGCCCGGTTTGTATGCAAATATTCAGGCTAAACGTAAACGTATTGCTGCAGGTAGTAATGAAAGAATGCGCAAACCTGGTACTAAAGGTGCCCCAACTGCTCAAGCGTTTAAAGATGCTGCAAAAACAGCTAAGAAATAAGAGGGAATAATGCCAGTCACAAAAACAGTACTTAAGAAAGTTAGGCAACAAGCTTCAGTAAAACTTATTGGAGATGGTCAAGCAAATATAACAACTTTTGATCTTAAGTTGGCAGATGAAACTTTAGATAACGGTAATGTTGCTATGAATATTACCGGTATGGTGTGGTCTACCCCAGGAGCAACACCAATCGTAATTACGAGAAATGGTAATGTTACGCAATATTTGTCTGGCAATGATAATTGGTCATTAACGCAAATGTTTGGTATTTCTGATACAGTTGCAAATTCTGCAAATATTTCTATCGCAATGCCAGCAAATTCCTTGATGTATTTGACAATTACAAAAGCTGGCGGATTTATTGAACCAAATCAACAAATAGTACCAAGGTAAATAACATGAGACTAATTAAGGAAGTTGCTCAAGATTTGCAGTACATCACCGAAGAAAAACAAGGTGGAGGCAAAACTGTTTATATCGAGGGCGTGTTTGCTCAAGCAAATAGAAAAAACAAAAATAACAGAACTTACGGCAAACCAATTATGGAGCGCGAGGTTCAAAAGTATAGAGAACTAATTGAACAAAAAAGATCTTTGGGAGAATTAGGACACCCGGATAACCCATCGATTAATTTGCACCAAGTTTCACATTTGATTACAAAATTGGAAATGAATGGTAGCGATGTATATGGTAAAGCAAAAATACTAGAAACTCCAATGGGTATTATTGCAAGGAATTTAATTGAAAATGAAGTTCAATTAGGTGTATCAACTAGAGGTCTTGGATCTCTAAAAATGAATTCTGAAGGCGTCAATGAAGTGCAGGATGATTTTCATCTTGCGACAGTAGACATTGTAGCTGATCCATCTGCCCCAGATGCCTTTGTTCAAGGTATTATGGAATCTGCGGAATGGATATTAGAAAGCGGTATCTGGAAAGCTGTGCATATAGAAAATGCACAAAAGGAAATAAGAAAAACTTCTGGTAAAAATCTGGAAGAAACCAAATTAAGAATTTTCGAACAATTCTTATCCCGAGTGTCTAGATAACTAGAATTATAAATAATGCTTGAGTATATTCATACAATTAGGAGACTCTAATGTCAGTAGAAAGCAAAATTAAGGAATTGTTGGAGAATGTAAAGGTCAAAGCTTCTTTAGATGAAGCTGCCGGAAGTTCGTCCAATGTAACAAAGGATTCCTCGATCAAACCTGCCAATGGAGGAGATTCATCTTCTCCTAAACAAGGTAGTTCAGAAGAAGCATCCCATGAAGATCGCGGAGAAAATGAAGCAAATCAAGGCGCCATTACTGCAAAAGGTATTTCTAAAAATACTATTGCGATGAAAGGTTCAGTTGGAGTAGCCCCTAACTTTACTACGGTTCAAGGTACACCGAACCTAGGTGCTAGTTGGCCAGCCATTCCTATGAATACCGGTATTCGTGAGGAAGAAGAAGTTGTTTCTGAGGCAGATACGGATAGCACAATAAATGACCGATATAAGGACATTCAGACATCCGTAGATGATAAAGGGCGTCTTGTCTTTAAGAAAGATAAAAATGTAGAAGTTAAATCTTCTACAGACGACCAAGGTCGTTTACAGTTTAAAGACACAAATAGAGGCAATGAAACATCTACAGACAAGGCAGGCAAAATTGTTTATAGACGCACCGAAGACGTAGACACAGAGGATGACGAAAATATGGACGAATTGTCAGAAGCAGATCAAGAGTTAAATATTGATATGGCATCTATTTTCGGTGAAGATTTATCCGAAGAATTTAGAGAGAAAGCAACATCCATTTTTGAAGCAGCAGTCATTGCTAAAGTCAACGATGAGATGGAAAGAGTCTGCGAAGCGTTGGAGGAAAAATACTCTGCAGAGTTCAATGAGTACACAGAAAGCATTGTTGAAAAGGTCGATGCTTATCTAAACTATGTAGTTGAGAACTACATGGAAGAAAATAAATTAGCAATCGATAATGGGTTGCGCACTGAAATAGCCGAAGATTTCATGTCGGGACTTAAGGCCCTCTTCAAAGAACATTATATTGAAGTGCCTGAAGAAAAATATGATGTAATAGGTGAATTACAAAGTAAGGTAACAGATTTAGAAGAAAGTCTAGATCGTCAACTAGAACAGAATGTTGGTTTACATACTGAAGTGTCGTCTTTAAAGAAACATTTAATTATCAGCGAAATGTCTGATGATTTAGCCGACACCCAAGTTAATAAATTAACAAAACTTTTAGACGGTGTTCC